CTGTCTTTTTGTCTTTAGGAACTCGCCTTAGTTTCTTCCTTTTCACTTGTTACCTTTTTAGATTTTTTAGGGGCAGCTTTTGGTTCTTTCTTTGGCTCATCATAAGATTGAACCTTAAATGTATATCCCATTACTTTTTGCCTCCCTTCTTTTTCTTCTTTGACTTCGGTTTCATGGTAGAACCATATCCAACACCTTTAGGCATAACAATAAAAGTAGCTGACTTTATATTACTTCCTTTTACGTTTTTTAGCACTTGATAATGCAATAGCCTGTGCTTGTTTTAATGTTTTGCCTTCCTTCATTAACAAACGAATGTTTGCAGATATAGCCTTCTGTGATTTGCCTTTTTTAAGTGGCATAACTAAAATACAACTATGCTTACTATAACTATTGAAACACCTCAAGGAACTATTCTTTTTGAACATTCAAAAAATAGAGTAGTAGCTAAAGGCCCAAAAATAGCAGTTGACCTTTGGAATATTGAGGTTAATAGAGGATTATATGGTGTTCATGGACATATTTTTAAAAAAAATGATTGTGATATTGCAGATGTAATAAACGCTGCAACAAATTATGTTGGGATCGAAAACGTGACAATACCTAAAAATTCACAGAAACAAGCTGAAATTGATTTACAAAGTTATCCTTCTAATTATCCTAAAGACCCTTTGCCCTAGACATTCCTACAATTATTTCAAATAAGTCTGGATGTTCTTGATATAGTTTTTGCATATTTTTTACATCTGCAAATCTTTCAACAGTCATAGTTAAAACTTCTGAGGGTTCAAGTGCCTCATTTATACCAAATCTTTTAAAGTCATAACCCTTGTAAACTTTACCCATGTAAGCATCCATAAATTCATCAACAACAGCAACTTCACGATTATCATATTTTATTGTTGTTATGTCTTTAAGTCTGTAAACTGGTTTACCTACTTGTTCAGACGGTCCATAAACTCTCATGGCCTCTTTTCTAACCATATTAGATTTGATTTTTGCACTATCTGTAAAAGCTTTGTTTGTTCTCCAATTTTTCATATATGCGTTTAATTTTGGGTTTGCAACTTCTACTCCATGAGTTATTTCATGGAACGTAGTTGATTTACTCACAATTGAAGGTGTTCCAAATAATGATCTTTCATACTGCGTTGTCAAAGATCCATTCCAGAATTGAGAAGATCCCCTTTTTGCTTTACCTATTTTTGTTAAGGCTGGAACTCCATTTGCATTATCAACAAAACCATTTCCGTTAAACATTCTGATATATTCATCTAAATATCCTCTTATCTGGGTTTTTTCAGCAGCTTTCCATGTAGTAATTTTGGTATTTTTAATAAATTTTTGTACTTGCACATCGTTTAAATCAGTTTGTAACATTAAATTTCTAAGTTTTTCCATTTTTTTGTCATATTTATCACTTGCTCTTAACCAAACTTTTCTAACTCTATCCAACCTGTCAACATCAGTAGGTTTTCTCATTGGTGCTTTGGCTAATAATTTGAATTTTTTAGTAATACTTTGATAAGATTTATCATCAATACCAGATTGACTAATTAATTCTTTACCAGCTTTTCTTAACTGTTCTGGGCTTGAATCTACTAACCTTCTTTCAAATCCAACAGATTTAGTAACAGGCTTAGGCTTTGGTATCTTGATTGTTATATCACTGGGCTTGCCATATAACCTTTGCAAGTCCTTCAAACTTCTTTCGCTGCCATCTTCCCTTACAAGTTTTCTTATCGCCTTCTGTCCAGATCCCTCCTTTTTTGCCAATCTTTTAAAATAATTTACCTTTCCTTCATTGCCTAAAGTTTTAACCTGTAGCTTTTTATCTTGCTTTAATAACCAATCACCATAAGCTGTTCCCTGTGGTACTCTGCCAGTTGTACTTGGTCTGGAAACAACCTTGCCTACTGGTGGATTTTCCAAGCTTGGATATTTCTTTTGCAATCCATCAAAGTCAACAACAGGAACAGTAGTAGATCGACAGTTGAAATGTTGTGGGGGTGTAGGGCCTTTGTTATATGCAAACTCCTGTCCGTCAAGCCTTCTACAAATAGGACTTGTCCTGCTGTCTAGCGTTGCAACATATTCATATCTTGGAGCTACTTTACTATTTGCTGCATATACAGCCTGTGATGCCTGATTCTGTACTTGATTAACAGATGTTCTTACTATCGTTTGCACTTGATAATTTGCAAGTTTCGTAAGTTCTCCCCCTGCGGCTGCAATCTGTCTTACACTTCCTTTCTGTCCAAACTCAAGTCTGCCAACCATACGTCTTGCTATCTCTGCTGTTGATTCTCCACTAAAGACACCTTGCCTGATATGTCTTGCTAAAGCATCTTTTTGCCTTTCTGCTATCCCTCTAAAAGCTTTCTCTACTGTTTGTCCATTAGGTAAAGTCTGCATTGCCCCTTGTCTTGCAGTAAGTTCAAACTTTCCAGAACCAAACTTAATAAAATCATCTTCTGTAAATTCTTTACTTGTAAAAATATTGGTTTGTGTTGGATCTGTTTTAACAAAAGATTCTGCATACTTTTTATTAACAGCAACAGAATTTATTGGCACATTACCAGACTTAACAACTTTTTTAAGTTCATTTTCTATAAATCCAGCCTGCACCTCTGCCAACCCTTCAATCTCTTTTATCATCTGTTTCGTTGTAGTCCTTGACCAAGTATCTAAACTTATCTTTGACTGTTGAATTATTGCTCTTAATCTTTTTCTTGTTTGTGGTGCAACAACAACCCCTGCCCCAGCTTCGGCTTGTCTTATATTTATTTGTTTAAGTTTCTTTGCAGCCGTTAAAATTACGTCATTGTATGCCTTCTGAAAATCCTTTGCAACAGCGTTACTATATCTGTTTAAATCAATAGTTTCTCGAAAAAATGCTTCTGGTGTACTCATTCATCAGGCCGCGTCTTCTGTCTCGTCATCATCATCTGTAGCTGGTTCTTCTGGTGGTTCCATTTCTACCAACCCTCCGCTTTGCGTACTTTCCATTTCTTCCTCAATATCAAAGTCATCACCAAGAATCTCACCAGCAGATAATTGGTTAAGAAGTGTCTCCTGTGAGATAGTGCCAGCAGTAAATAATGTTAATAAACTTGTTATCTCCTGAGGTTCAAGCCTTGTGGAAACAAAGTCTCTATTTACAAAGCTGCTTCCAGCATTAGGTTCATTTAAATATTCGCTATGAAATCTTAGGCAGTTATCAATCAAGTCTTGCATCTGTTGAGCAATGACCATCATGGTGCTGTCATTCTGTGATCTATCTATCCGCTTGGCCTCTGCTGATTCTCCTACCAATTTTTGCCCAAGAACCGCAGCTAATGACAAAGTATTGATTTGTTCTTTAAGATCACCAAGCCTTTGAAACTGGCTGTCATAACTATCGCCTGATGGACTTACATATTCAAGCCTTGATTCTGGTGGCAATGCCAAAGCTTCACTAGGGCCAGTTGTTATCTCATCAGCGTTTGGATAACCAAAGACAGCTAGTAAAGGTACAGAACTAATGTGTAAGATATTATCTAAATCTGATTGAATCTGGTAATGCTTAAGATTTAACTCTGCTATGTCATACAAGGGGCTGCGTGACTCATAAAAACCTACCCTGTTGGAATATGCCACAGCAAACGGAATCTTGTCTTTAAGACTCATTTCACCTTCGTCAAATAATTTATATTCACTATTCTTTTTATCTTTTCTATGAATCTCATAACGACCACGCTCTAAAACCCTTATTTGCTTTACTTGCTTTTCTCCATACTTTCCATCAGGTTCTACAACATTCTCCAACAACCTTAACTGTGTAAGCTGTCTTGCACCATCTATAATTTCACTTCTCCACCCAAGAATATTTCGTGGCGAATATGTCACCCAGTAAGGTCTGGTCTTATCGCCTTCTTTTGGTGCATCTACCAATACCCCGACATGACCAAATGAAATCGCTGTTCTGGCTGTTTCGTATAACCAGACATTAAGATCATTTCCTTCTAGGTCAACATCAAATAATTGTTCTCTTACTAAGTCAGAAACGTCATCAAGCCTTACTGGTTTTCTTGTGAGCATACCTGACAGCATTTTTTCAATTCTCTGCAAGTAAGGAACAACAGTTGATCTACTAAGCCTTACGTCATAACTATCATCTGTTTCTCTTGCCTCCTGTGGCAGATACTTTCTATGTTCACTTCTGATCTTATATGTACCCTCTTTCAAGTCTGTTATCAAATCCCAAAACTGTGCCATGCGTTGATATGCCGCATTTGGTGATTCAACTGTTGATACAGCCTGTGTTATAGGTTGGTTATAAATATTTAATGAGCTATACACAGTTTTTCCTCATAGTATCATTACTTTTAATATATTCTAATTCCTGTTGGTCGCCCTGCACGAGCAAACAATGGATTAAATTCTCTCCAAATCAAATATCCAAGACAATCAGCCATGTGGTCATATCCAGATTCTTTATCTGGTTCACCTTTCTCTGTGTATGACTGTAATTCCATAGATTCAATTAGCTTTCTGCAACTGGCATGGATAAATAAACGGGACATCCCTTTGCCGTTACATAAAAGAGCCTGTACGGAAGAAACCCTGTCTCTGATTGGCGGATTGCTGCGTGGCGACTGATTACTGAACCCATACGACTCCAGAATGGCAATATCAGTTTGGCTGCTGTTTGTACTCCTGTTTCCTCCACTGGCATCTGGATAAATATATATCTTGTTCATAGGATATCTGGCTTTAATGGTTTGTGCCAAAGCATCTGTATCGTGAACCCCTGATATCTCGTCAAATATTAACAATTTTTGATCTTGGACAATACCAATTACAGCATTTGTATTCTGAATATTAAAATCGATCCCAATTCTTAAGGGTTCAAGACCAATATCAGGTTTATTGTTTATGACATTCTGTTCTCTAGTGAAGCGATCATAAACTTGACCAGTTGTAAGATTTACAAACTCTCCATTTAAATATGCCTGCAACATTGATGGATCATAGTTTGCTTGCATACGTTCTATAAAATCTTCTGGTAAATGTGGATTGTCTTGCGTACGCATCTTGATTAAATGCCTGTCCTTACGTTCCTTTGCTTCATCAGTACCAAAGGTGTTGTATAACCAGCGAAAGCCCTCTGGTGTTGAAGCTGCACAGAATTGTCTGACATTACCAGCCCTTAATCTTCCAAGTATTTTAGGGAAGGCTCTGTTTGCAATAGATGGACTTACAACGTCTATTTCATCAACTAAAACATGAGATAAATTTAAACCTATTATCCTTGACCAGTTCTCGAAAGATCTGCATAAGAGCTTGGAATCACCCTCACGAAAATGTATAAGATATTCGGGAAGTGGTGAAGCTCTGAAGGTATAAGGTATTTCATACTGCTCTAAAAACTGTTCAAAGTCTGTTTGCCAAATGTCTCTGATAAGTGGGGCTGTGGGTTCCATAACTGCCCCGATATAACCTATGTTCTGTGCTGCTAGTTTTATAGCCATGCTGCATAAGGCTCTAGTTTTACCAGCACCATAACCAGCAGATAAACCAACAATTTCTGATTGATTATCAAAGAATTGTTGCTGTGGTGGATGTAAGTCTGTTCTAATGCGATTTAGTAGCTCCTCAGTATCAATATCAATGCTGTGGCTGCCTATATGATCTAATACAGAACCTTCTCTGGAAAGTATGCTCAAGACATCACCTGTGCAATCTTAGCCATTGAATTTATACAGCCTAAAGCCACTGACAACTGGCTATTATTTCTAGCTTCTTTTTGCAATGTCGCAAGCTGTGACAACATTTCTGCGGTAAATTGTCTTCTATCAATATCAAAATCTTCTTTTAATATCTTTCTTGCATCTGCAATATATTGATCTGTCTGTCTTTCCTTGATACCCCAATCATCTGCGGCCAACTGCATTATTTGAGAGCGTGTGTGTCCAGTTGACAAAAGTTTTGCAACTTTGTTCAATCTGTAGTCAGCTTCAGCTTTTGTAGATCGCCCTCTAGCCAATTGTTTAGGTTAATTAATAACAGTAGATGTA